GGACCAAAAGGTATTAACATTATTGAACCCTCTACAACTTTAACAGTAAAGGATCTTCAAATATTTATAGAAGCTCTTGAAAAAAGCATAGGTCTTAATAAGTTAGATCAATTCATATCTAAGACTGAAGCATTAAGATCTAAACTAAAGTCAAAGATTATGGCTAACGTTAATAGTAATGATCCAGACTTAGCAGTACTTCAGTACTACTCTCACTAGAATAAAAAAAAATACCCCTACTAGAATCCAATTAAGGAAACTAGTAGGGGCTTTTTTATTTAAGCATACCGTTCTTAGCCAGTAGCTCTCTGATATCACGCTCAGCATCTTTCTTTATTTGTTCAGCTTCTTTAGGTTCCATACCTCGTTGAACTGCTTTATCATAGTTATACTGTAGCATGTCTTCGTTAATCTTATTTGAGTATGCAGAGTCTGGTGATAAACCAAACTGTTCTACATATTCCATGTCATCTACTGGTGCTCCACGCAGAGCCAAGTAGTTATACGATTTCTTATCGCTCATTGTTATCTCCTTAGGCAAAGAAGTAATCAGACTCATAGATCTGTGTTACATCTAGATCACCTAGTTGTGGTTGCTCAACGTCAAGGTTAGTAGCATCAGTGATGATGTTGTCTTGAATTAAGTCATAGTAATTTCTTTTATCGTACATATCGATAAATGTTTTCTTTGTCTTTGTTAGTAACTCTTCGACATCACATGCATGAGTACTAAAGGAATCATGCACTGCTCCGAAGTCACCATTCCAGTCCTCAATAACCAATGCCATGTGGCTTGCATCTTGACTGTGAATGTAGTTAGGGCTGACACCGCACATAAATCCGCGAATATCTGGGGTCTTCGTAGGTACTCTTGCCACATGGTTTACTCCTTTGTGTCCCTTAGAGTCAGTCTTGTATCCACTTATGGTACCTCTACATTTACGTGTAGCTGTTGTAAAGTTTTCATAGGTTACTTTAAACCCTGAAGGTGTTACCCATGTAAGTTTATCTCTACCGTTACCATAGATGAGCTTACTCTTGAAAGATTTTAACTCGACAGTTAGATTGTTTAACTCTTCAATCTCTTCATCTGTTTTATCTTTCTTAGTATATAGTTCTTTCTGATCCTTGACTAGTTGCTTGTATTCAGGTCCAGCAACATCTCCATTGGGACAGAACTTTTTGTACTCACCGATCTCATACTGTGCAATCTTTTGTAAGAATGCCATAGTGTGTAAAGGACCTGGGCATACCATGTTGATTGCTTTGATTAGTAACTTAGATAACTTATCACAGTCATCTTGTGTTATACCATAAGTAAGATGGAAGTCTTCTGTCTTACAATCAAAGAACATATTTTCAGCAATCTTCCTAGCACCTGCAGAGTATGCTCTTGTCATACTCCCACGTTTAGATATACCTTTTCTGATGTGTTTCATTGGCATCTTATCTAAGATACCTTTAAGACGATCATCAGTGACAAGGTTATACAATTGCTTCGCAGTCTGAACATAGAAGTCATATTGTATATCTACTGGTACAAGGCCTACAAGCCTCCCTGTGTGGCTGTCCTTAGAAATAGCACCTAGATGCTGCCAACCATTGTTAGACCCGTCTACGGGCACTGGAAGGTGGCTTATGTAGATTCTATTATCTTTGACTGCCTTTTGATAGTCGTACCATTCAAAGCAGCAAGCAAGAAACGATACTGGTTTCTCTGCAATATCAGCAATGATAGATTCTCTACCCATTTCAATTAGGATATTCATGTTGTCATTAGTCCAGCGCACTCTATCCTCTAGTGTAAACTTATCTACACTGATAGACTCTAAGCCTTCTTCTTGTAGGTACTTTTGGTATTCACCCTCACACCACTCAGGTAGCTCATCAATGTTGTAGCTTTGATTAAAACTACTTGCTGTGTGCACAGCTAACCAAAAGAGTCCATCTTCTGTCATAGGTTTACCCCTGGCAAAAGACATCATACCCCTGGCAAGATCAGATCCCTGGTAGTTTAAGAAAGACTCTGAGTAATAAAGCCTACCACGATAGTCGGCTTGCATGTATTGATAGAACACATCATGTTCATACAGAAGCTTGGCTTTCGTAGTGATGAAACCCCACTCAACATTCTTACTTCTACGTTTCATTTCTTTAGCATCGTTATCTTCGATGGGTACAGATGAAACAAAAGAATCTTTGTTGTCCATTAAAGCATCGTAGACACGTTGGTTAATACGCCAACCTGTCCTTTGTAGATTATCCACTGCTTTAATCCAAGGTTGCCCTATCATTGTACGGAACTCATCGTTGTCCTCTTCTGTCCAGTTCTTGATTAGGGGTTCACCATCTGGTTGTGTAACCTTTGTTATTCTTTCTGGTCTTTCTAGTACTGTGTGATTCAAAGAGATCCTTGATAGTGCTTCAGGGATATCTGCTAGATCAATCCATTTAGCTGTAGCTGATACAATATAACTAGTATCCCTTGTCTTGGGGTAGTACAAGTTAATATATCCACAGTTAAAGAAAGCTTCAATGAAAAGATCACCTAGTCTTACATGCATATTCCAGGGTAACCCAGGGGGTTCTCTTTTTATTACACGTGCTACACGTTGTCCTATTGCTGTGGATACAGCAGTTAACTGTGCAGTCCCTGCAGGACTATCGGAGGTATCGTAGGTGAATCTCATTTGTATTGTTTGAAATGCTACAGCAACTAGCCGTGGCATATCTTTTTTGTATTCTTTGTATAATCTTAAAAGTACACCACCTGAGTTAGACTTAGGGTTATTTGGATTAACCCTTGAGACTTTATCTATCAGGTACTCTGAGATCTGATCGAATGGATTCATACAATCCTCTTTCTGTTTTAAGTTAGGCACCCCCAACTGATGGGGGCGATATCTTTTAGACAGTCACCAAACATCTTGGCTAACTCTTGGATCTCCACTTGTGCATGTGCATCTGTACGTTGAGCATAGATACGTGCAGCAGCAGCTAGGGATCCTGTTTCTACCCATTCAGTCATCATTGATTGGGGTAGAATCATACGTGCTTGCTCAGGGCATACACCCTGGGCTAACATCTTTTCATAACACACAATAGCGTTTTCATGGATATCCCTTAGGTATTTACTAGGGAAGTACTGGGACTCAGAAGCACCACTGGATCCTTGCTTAGCCCCATCTGTTGGTTTAGCTCTCCACGTGGTAGGTTCGTAGAACTCTGGTGTACTGTCAACATATCTTCGGGATACTTCATTACGTGTAATACCAACCATATGTTTGAACCATTGTCGAGCTACAAAGATAGGGGCTTTAATACGTACTTGATATTGTACTTGACTAAAGGGTGTCCAGTGTCCATGTTGTGCAAGGTACTGGATTAATCTTTTATCTCCATCAGTATACTCTGATCGTTGTTTATTAAAGGAGACTCTAGCAGCATTAACTACTGCTAGGTCACTCCCCATACTATCAATCAGTGTTACTTCAAATTGTGAAGTATTCATCAAATCCTCCTGAAGATACTAGTCTTGTTGTCTTATTGTTGTACGTAGAACTTCCGGCAGGTCCTGTAAGTCCGGTGAATCTAGACTTGAGTACTTTGAACTTGATTGTGTTTCGTTCTGACTCTGACTCTGCGACAAGGTTTCTTGAGAAGGCAATGATGTCGAACGAGATCTGCTTGATCGAACCACTGCCTTTGATATCATCGATAGATGCGATGTTCCCTTCTTCAAAACTCTTACCCCCTTGGGCTTTGCGTAGGTGTGAGATGAGACCCAACCATACATTGTGTTTCTTTACAACCTTCAATAGGTCAGACATTACTTTATCTACCGCTTCGTTACCAGATAATCCTTCAGAACCTTCTGATACCGCGATAGTGATGTGGTCAAGAACGAGGTACTTGCAGCCCATAAGGGCCATGTATTCGATCTTATCGATAAGAGATGAGTCCCCAACGGAGCCTTGGTGATCCAAGAGAACCAGTCGCTCGTCACCGAACACAGCTTCGTATCCGCGTCTAAGTTCCTCTTCACTAGTTGGTGGAGGATCCATGATGTTACGTTTAAGTTGCATTGAGATAAACTTTTCGGCTGTATCTCCAACACTTTCTTCCAGACTAATGAGTCCAACCTTATCACTTGTCTTAGCAAGAAGGTCAAGAACAATCTCTTTAATGACAGTAGACTTACCACTACCAGTGCCAGAGGTAAACAGAGTAATCTCACCATATCGTATTCCTTTTAGTTTTTCATTGAGTCCACTCATGCAATCAGGATATGGGACAGACTTTACGTTTTGTCTTGATTTGAATTGTTCCCATACTGCTTCACCTGTTACAATACCTGCAGGTGACCAGACTTGAGCAGTAAAGATAGCATCATTAAGAGACTTTGGTCCATGCTTTATTAGTACTTCACATGGGTCTTTCTCTTGAAGCTTAGCAACTTTTACTTTACCAGCACTAAACATTTTAGCTGCAGCATCTTGTGCTTTCTGACCTGCATCATCTTGATCAAAACACAGTACAATTTCTTTGAATGAGTTAATCCAGTCACGTTGTTCTAGAAGACCCTTTAGATTAGATGCTGATGGGATTGACACAACATTCCAAATTTTCTTACTGGTACTCAGCATACTTTGGGCTACCGCACAGGCATCTAGTTCGCCTTCAGTGATAACCAATCTGTGTTTACCAGCAACACAAGAAGACTGACCAAACAGTTCACAGTCTTTGAAGTCACCATGAGTCTTGAACTCTTTTGGTAGCTTGCGTTCTTTGTATGCGACAGTGATACCATGTTTTGTGTACGGATAAAAGTGTGCTTCAGGCATACCTGTATCTGTTACACTCATTTTAATACCGAAGTGATCTATTACTTCTTGAGAGATACCACGAGAAGTAACAGGGTAGCTACGATAAGAACTGATATCGGAGAACTTAGTAAGCTCAGTAAAGGTGGTAGGTTCATAACTATCCATGTTTGTATTTACTTTCTTTGATTTTCCACAGCTGAAGCAGTGACCCACTCCATCAGTGTATGTTGTGAATGCATCGGAGCTACCACATTCGGGGAATGGGCAGGGTCCTTTAGTATATCTTCGTTCATTCATTTAGTTTCATCTTTCTTCTTTAGCTTGACGATTTAGTTTCCTCTTGTAACTCGCTTCTCGTTTCTTGTTGAGTCTCTTCTGCTTGATCACTTTCATACTCTCGTACTCTGATGTCAAGGAATTCTCCTCCTCGTTTAACAATTCGCTTTTCAAGTTTGATGTTGTAAACTTTATTGTCATTGAATTCTTCATACACTCCTTGGTATGTGTCTAATATTGGTTTAATTACATTATCCAGATCTGCTCCTCTATTTGAGAGACCTGCTGTTATATCAAAGGTAACCTGACCAACCCCAAAGGGCCAGTCAGTTCCTATTAGTTCATCCCGAATGTTGTTCTGATACTCCAGATAATCCGCTGACTTGAACGTTGTCTTCCCCCTTCGGTTCCACATCTTGTTCGCACTCAGAGGTTTTATTGAGAAGTAATGACTCATCTCCTCCATTCTTTTGTATCTCCTCTAGTTCATCCCATGTGGTTAGCATAGTAAGTAGTTTACGACTAAGCCAAGGATCACCTGCATTATGTTCTTTCCATGCAGCGACAACCTTTTCCCAGCGTTGACCCATTGGTACTCCTGCTAGGATCTTTTCAGCTTTCTTTGGACCGATGCCTTTAATGCCTGGAATGTTATCACTAGTATCACCAGTCAAACATTGCAGCATCAAGTTCATGTTTGCCTTGTCATCATCTACAAACTCATGGGTTTTCTTAGTGTAGTTATAGTGATGACCAGGTATCTGTTTAAGATCTTTATCAATACCACAAATCAGGAAGTCTAGTTCCATTTCACGAGCTTCATAAGCCCATATACATACTAGATCATCTGCTTCCATCCCGTCAGCTTCTACACCACCCCACTTTTCTTTCATATAGTTGTGACCATAGTTAAGGGACTTCTTTACTTCGTCCGTTAAGGCGGGTCTGGAGGCCTTGTAGGGGGTGTAAAGGTCTTTCCGGTAGTTCCCCCTACCTTTAAGTGCTACACGGCACTCATGAGGCTCTGAGAAGGCGTAAGCCATGCATTCATTTACGGTGAAGTCAATCACCTTTCGTATTTCTACTTCATCAGAGTTGCTATAAGCAGCCCTGAAGTAGATAGAGTCGGCATCAATTAGTGCTAGTGCCATTATCTTTTCCTTTCATCTGTAGATTACTTCAACTCCCCAATCCTTTACTTTATTAGTTAAGGGGTAGGGGTTGAGGGGGTCTCTTTCGTATTCAACTGCTGCGAGTAGGTGGAGAATGATATATCCGTTTGCAGTATAGTGGTAACGCAATACATCAAACCATTCTCTCGGTTCAATACCATCTGGTTTTGGGTGGAAGGATACGGTGTACCCTGGATATTCAATTGATGGTTCATAGGGTACTTCCTTTATATTAGTGTACGTCTGCATAACTGCTGCCAATGACATAATCTCCACCTTCCATACAAGTTACACCAAACATCTTTGGTCCTTCTTTAAATGACTCTTGTAAGATTTCACCAACACGATCAGCATCATCTGGATGTGCTACATAGGCGATCTCGTCATGGTAGAACAGTCGTGGCTCTGCACGTAGTCCTTCTTCATCAATCTTATTCATAGCATAAGAAAGTGCAGACTTACATGTAATACCCTCTGCTGTTTGCAGAAGATAGTTTAGGGCCTGGTATTCACCAGAGACAAACACAGGACGACCATCAAGCCCAGGGAACCAACCTTCACCTGTAGCGTACTGAGTACTGCGCCATACATCGCCCAGTCTGTTCTTTAGCTCTGCCAATCCTTTAATGCCTTTGGCAAAGTCTTCACGAGACTTCTTACCAGCATTAGCGTTAGGCTTACCAGTTAGAATAGAACCAAGCTTAGCATCACCAGCGCCAAACAAGTATGCGTATAGGTAGTTTTTAGCAATGGGGCGAGAGCAACCAAGAGCATCAGCGTTTCGTTGATGTTGATCACCATAGATAACTTCATTAGTAAACTCATCATTGCCTACGTAATGACACAGACCCCTTAGTTGGTTACCAGAACTATCAGCACCTACAACTTTCCAATTGTCATCAGGTATAAACAGTTCCCTTAGTTCTTTACCCCACGGGGCATTCACCCCTGGAAGGTTTACAATAACTTCATGACGACATCGGAATGTTTGAGTACCGATAGTCCACATGTTACCGTGGATGCGACCATTGGAAAGAACCTCAAGCCAGCC